TCACGGGATATACCAGTTCTCTTTGTCGCCATGATAATCACACACTCCTTCCACTTTGATTTCGTCACAGATCATGATTTCTGACTGGTCTGCAAGTACTTCAATTATCATACGGGCATTAGCAGATACTTTCAGAGAATATGTTGGTCTTTGATATCCGCTTAACTGTTCTGGCCTGCCAAGCCCAAGTGACAGAAAAATGCTGAAATTATCCGAAGCTTCTATATTATTAATATGCTTCTTTATTGTCTTTACCCACTCGAAAGGAAGTATTTTTTTCATTTTGCCAAAATCATTAAAATATTTTTCCACCTTTGAGCTGGCGTATGATATTTTCAAATCAGACCCACCACGACCTTCTTTTCAATAAGCCAATTGGCTTATCTTATTTTATTTTATCATTTTCGGTGATGATTGTCAATAGGCAAATCGCCTATTTTTGATACAGTTTAGTTATATTGACTTGACTACTCTCAGCACTTTTTAGACAACCCTCAGTCTGAGCATGTCCGCTTCCTCATCCGCAGTCTTGTATAGCATAAATCTGAAATCTTTCATGAGTTTTCCTTTCTATGGCGTTACCCTGTCCTTATGGGCAGGGTAGTTTTTTATTTGCGGTATTTTTCCATTGAGGATAGGTCTTGAATATATTCCAGGACTTTTTTCTGCCCCTCTGAATTTAGCTGGCTCAAAGTCAACACACAAGAATTTGGTATTCCATATTCGTTTTCAAGAGAGGCAATTGAACGATTTGAAGTAATATTGTTGTCCCATTCTTCTCCTAGATTGACAATACCATCTTCTACTCTGAAACTTTTAAGGACGTCGATATCATCACGTTCATCAATAACAACAACATAGGTGTTTCCTTTGTAAGACTCAACAACCCAGTAGAATGTATGTTCGCCCTCACATCGATACTCTATTGCAAAACCGGAGCTTTTTTCATTGCCGAAGTTCACCCCGAGCGTTCGAATGTAATGAACGTAATCATATCCACATACAGGACAAGTAATAATTGCTTCCTCAATTTCACGCGGAGGAATGTAATTTAATTCAAGAACATCATTTGCAAGTGAATCTACCGGAACGTTAAAATATGCGCTTATCTTATTTAACGTTGCCGAAGATAATGTATGAATTCTTCCCTTTGATAAATCAGTTAGTGAACCTCTGCTGGCGCCGCTTTCTTTGCACATTTGAGTAATAGTGACACCTTTTTTGTTACACAAGGTTTCGATTCGGTTGTATAAGTTGTCCATACTGCACCTCTGTATTTTGTTTGGATTGCACAAACTTACGGCAAAACGTAAAATGTGTGTTGACAAATTCGTAACGACGTAATATAATGAAATTACGGTTACGGAATTCCGTAATCCCTACTATCATTATATTACGCTTTTGCGTAAATGTCAATAGCGATTTTGAAAAGAGGTGATAAAAAATGCAAAAAGAAATAACTGATGTAGGAAAAGCGCTGAAAATCAGACTTATTCGGGAGAACCAGTCACAGAAGAGTTTCATCGAATACCTTAGAGGACGTTTGCCAGATATGTACATTGACAGTTCGATACTTCACAAAATCATAGTTGGAGAAGTTAATTCCGGCAGGGTCTTTGACGAGGTCAGCAAGTACATTAGCGCTGAGGACAGTAAGTAAAGTTGCGAATGCAACGGAAAGGAAAATAATCACATGACAGAATTCCAGCTCACAAACTATGACGGCGAATTCTACGCCGACAGCAGAGAGGTTGCGGAGAAGATTGAAAGACCGCACAACGAACTCCTCAAATCAATCCGTACATATATCGGATATTTAGGAGAGGGGGAAATTCCCCAGTCCGAATATTTCGTAGAAGCAACCTACCGTAACGAACAGAACAAGGAACTCCCCTGCTACCTCATCACCAAAAAGGGCTGCGACATGATAGCGAACAAGCTCACAGGAAAGAAAGGCGTGCTGTTTACTGCGGCGTATGTTTCGGCGTTTGAGAAGATGAAGGAACAGCTTGAAGCTCAGACAACTATTCAGCACTATCCCGCAAAATCCACATCAGCCGGAGAGGTATCAAGCCTTATCAAAAACGTCCGTATAGTTATGGAGCGGCAGAACAGCCACCCGCGAAAGGTTGCGAAGCAGACCGAGCTACTGCTCACACACTTCGGAATTCCCGTGATAGAGAATTTCGTGGAAGCCTCTCCGTGGGAGCAGATGGAGCTTGCTGAGATTTAAGGAGGAAACTACATGACAGATTTAAAGATTTTCAAGAACGACCAGTTCGGCGAGATCCGGACAGTCGAGGAGAACGGCACGGTGCTGTTCTGCGGCTCGGATATCGCAGGTGCACTCGGATATTCAAACACACGTGACGCGCTTGCAAGGCATTGCAAGGGGGTCGTGAAACGCGACACCCTTACGAATGGAGGAACACAGTCTATCGGGTTTATCCCCGAGGGAGATGTCTACCGCCTGATAACGCACAGCAAGCTCCCTGCGGCGGAGCAGTTCGAGCACTGGGTATTCGACGAGGTGCTCCCGACGATACGCAGAAATGGCGCGTACATGACGGACGACACACTGGAACAGGCTCTGACTTCTCCGGACTTCCTGATACAGCTTGCGACAAAGCTCAAGGAAGAAAAGGCAAAGCGCATTGAGCTGGAAGCACGGGTCGAGCAGGACAAGCCAAAGGTGCTTTTCGCACAGGCAGTTGAAACAGCGCACAACTCAATACTGATAGGCGACCTTGCGAAGATACTCAAACAGAATGGTGTCCAGACCGGACAGAAACGCCTGTTTGAGCAGTTAAGGCAGGAGGGCTATCTGATGAAGGGCGGCAATTCTCACAATATGCCCACACAGCGCGCTATGGAGATGGGGCTGTTCGAGGTCAAGGAGAGCACGGTCAATAATCCGGACGGCTCGGTCAGAATAAACCGTACAACAAAGGTGACTGGCAAGGGACAGACGTACTTTATCAACAAATACATGACAGCGTGAACAGGGAGGAATATTAATGAATATTTTTGTAAGAGCAGACATTGGGAACGGTGTTAGAGTTGATACCCCTATTACCGAAACCAACACATACACCAGGTGCTGTATATGCGGAAGACCGATACAGCTTAGCCTTAACACTATTGCGAAGCATTTTCCTGACATTTCCGGAGAATACGATTCATTTATGGATTATTTCAATAACGGCTTTATTTGTGAAACCTGTGGTGAAGAGGAATAGTAAAAGGAGGTAGACACAATGCCATCAACAGCAAAAAACGTCCGCGTACCGCAGATAACATCTCTGGAAACCGCGATACGGCTGTACTACGAGCGCATAGAGCTTTCCAACAGCGACATCAGGGAACTTTTCGGGAAGCTCGCGCCCGCGACCATCAAGAGCCTGAAAAACAAGGCTCTGGCGATAATGACCGAGCGAAACACTCCGGTCTGGAATGCTCAGCGCGTGAACACCGAGATAGCCTATGAGGCGTGGGGTCTGAACATAACCGACCTCGAACACAGGCTCAAGAAGCTGAAAGCTATGGGGGTTCAGGCGTGAAGAAGTACATACCCTACGCAATAGCCGCCCTGGTGGGCTTCCACCTGCGCGGGATAGTATCCGCGCTGAACGGCTGGAGTTACTCCATGAACGGCATGGACATCGCTATGGCGATCACCTGCATTATCATGGTGTGGGCGTTCAAGGGAGCGTTTCTGCCGGAAAGGAGGACAAGCAATGTACACGCCAGAGCAAAGAGACACAGCGGTCGAGCTGTACCGCAGAGGAAACAGCCTGAGGACATGCGCTAAGGCGATAGGCTGCTCACACGGCATAGTCCGCAAGTGGGTCAGCGAAACAGACGTACCCGTAAGGAGATACGGCGCGCACGTCTATCCGGAAGATATCCGCGAAGAAGTCCTCAAGGCGCACCGCGAGGGACTTTCGCTCCGGGACATAAAGCGAGGGTTCGGCTGCGCACCCCAGACGGTTATTTCATGGGAAAAGAAAAACCGCTCCTGAACGGCAATTCGGGAAGCGGCAAACAAAATTAACTACATGCCCATTATAACATGGGCGAAAGGAAAAGTCAAGTGAAAAACGTATACGAGCAGATGGAGGAACAGAACGCGCGGGAGAACGTAGCGGCGTTCCTCCAGAAGCAGGCGCTGCCTTACGAGGCGAAGAAAATAGCCGCTAAGCAGCGCGTCCTCGAATACTACCACGAGATGTGCGATGTCCGGAACGCGAATGTTCACGTTTCAGTCGGAGGTCTGGACAGCATTACGCTGTTTATCTTCATTCGAGACTACTGCCACCTCGATGTGCCGGGAATATCCGCGAGCATTCTCGAGGATAAGTCGGTGCAGGCGGTACATAAGCAGCTTGGTATTGAGGACGTGAAGCCCATCAAGAGCAAGGCGGCAGTTATCAAGGAGTTCGGCTTCCCGATTCTCTCAAAGGAGATAGCCACGAAAATCGAGCTTTTGCAGAACCCGACAGAGGATAACAAGACCGTCCGCCACGCTATCATAACTGGAGAAACCGGAGAATACGGCGGCTGGCAGAAAGACAGCCGCATGAAACTCTCACAGCGCTGGCTGAATCTGTTCGGCGGCTATGAGAACGAAAACGAGGGCGTGAACTACGGCAAGCCGGATTTCAAAGTATCCGCGAAATGCTGCTACTACCTCAAGGAGAAGCCCTGCGACGACTGGGCTAAATCTCACAACAGCTATCCCTATCTCGGGCTTATGGCGAGCGAGGGCGGGCGGCGGCAGAAAGCGCTCATGCTGCACGGCTGTAATTACTACGGGAAAACCACTATCCGGAGCGCTCCGTTTGCGCCGTTTTCCCGGCAGGACTTACTCAGGCTTGCGCTGGAACTGAACGTTCCCGTTCCGGAGATATATGGCACGATAGAACGCAACGCAAAGGGCGAGTACTACACCACAAAGGCGCAGCGGACAGGCTGCTCGATGTGCGGTTTCGGAATCCAGCTTGAAAAGCGACCGCACCGCTTCGACAGGCTCCGCAAAGCAAATTACGGCGAGTGGTATTACTGGATGTACACCGTTGGTTGGGGAAAGGTCCTCGACTACATCGGCGTAAAGTGGGAGGACGAGGTCGTTGAATACGAGCAGACCATGCTCCCGAGATTTCTGGACTATGTATGGAGGGATAAATCATGATAAAAATAACCAACCTTGAACTTGAAAACATCAAGCGCATAAAAGCCGTGCAGCTCACGCCGTCCGAGAACGGTCTGACGGTCATCGGCGGGAACAACGGTCAGGGCAAGACCTCCGTGCTGGACGGTATCGCGTGGGCTCTCGGCGGCGACAAGTTCAAGCCCTCGCAGCCGCAGCGGGACGGCTCGGTAATTCCTCCGCACCTGCGCGTGACCCTCTCGAACGGGCTTATCGTAGAGCGCAAGGGCGACCGGGGAACCCTCAAGATAACCGACCCGAACGGCGGAAAGGGCGGGCAGCAGCTGCTCAACGAGTTCATCAGCCAGCTTGCCCTCGACCTGCCGAAATTCATGCAGGCGACCTCAAAGGAAAAGGCGCAGACCCTCCTCCGGATAATCGGTGTGGGAGATAAGCTCGCGGCGCTAGAGCAGCAGGAGCAGACCGCCTACAATCAGCGCCGCGCCGTGGGTCAGACCGCCGACCAGAAGCAGAAGTACGCCGATGAGCTGCCGAGCTACCCGGACGTTCCCGCCGAGGAGATATCCATTTCGGAGCTGATACGTCAGCAGCAGGATATCCTCGCGCGCAACGGCGAAAATCAGCGCCTGAGAAATAACCGCGATATCTGCGAGCAGGAGCTTCTCCGCGCACAGCAGGCGTTCGACCGCGCCTCGGAGGCACTCGCGAAAGCCCAGCAGGACGCTGAAACCGCCCGCAAATCCGCCGAGGATATTCAGGACGAATCCACCGCAGAAATCGAGGAGAACATCAGGAACATCGACATTCTCAACGCAAAGGTGCGCGCAAACCGTGAGCGCGACCGTGCTGTCGCGCAGGCGCAGGAGAGCCGCGAGCAGTACGGCGAGCTTACCGCGAAGATAGAGGATATCCGGGCGCAGAAAACCGCGCTCCTTAGCGGCGCAGACCTCCCGCTGCCGGGGCTTTCCGTCGAGGACGGCGAGCTTACCTACAACGGCGCGAAGTGGGACTGCATGAGCGGCGCGGAACAGCTCCGGGTATCGACCGCGATAGTCCGCCGGCTCAACCCGCAGTGCGGTTTCGTGCTGATGGACAAGCTGGAGCAGATGGACGCCGCGACCCTCGCGGAGTTCGGGGCATGGCTGGAGCAGGAGGGCTTGCAGGTGATAGCGACCCGCGTCAGCACCGGCGGCGAGTGCAGTATCATCATCGAGGACGGCTATGCGAAGCCGACTGAACAGCCTGCAAATACAGCCGCTACAGCCGCGCCGACAATCACCAGCGCAGGCACGGACGCCGCCCCGCAGAGGGCAACCTGGAGTAAAGGAGTATTCTGATGGATTTCAACATTTCAACCGGAAAAGTACACACCGCCGTTAAAACGGTGATTTACGGCGCAGAGGGAATCGGCAAGACCACCCTCGCGGCGCAGTTCCCGAACCCTCTGTTCATTGACACGGAGGGCAGCACAAAGCAGCTCGATGTTGCAAGGCTCCCCGCGCCGACATCGTGGGAAATGCTCATGCAGGAGCTGGATTTCGTGATAGGCAGACGTCCCTGCTCGACCCTCGTCATTGATACGGTGGACTGGGCGGAGCAGCTCTGTATCGCCGACCTGTGCGCCAAGAACGCCAAGAACGGCATCGAGGATTTCGGCTACGGCAAGGGCTGGGAGTACGAAAAGGAGAGTATCGGGAAGTTCCTGAACAAGCTCACCGAGGTGATAAACGCCGGGATAAACGTAACGCTGACCGCGCACGCGGCGCTCCGGAAATTCGAGCAGCCGGACGAAATGGGAAGCTACGACCGCTGGGAGATGAAGCTCGGCAGCAAGACCACCAACAAGATATCCCCGCTCATCAAGGAATGGGCTGACATAGTGCTGTTCTGCAACTACAAGACCCTCGTCGTCCAGACCGACAAGGAAGGCAAGAAGCACAAGGCGCAGGGCAACCGCCGCGTAATGTACACCCAGCACCACCCCTGCTGGGACGCAAAGAACCGCTACGGTCTGCCGGAGGAAATTCCGATGGAATACGCGCAGATAGCGCAGATCTTTTCAAATTCGGAATTCGGAATGCGGAATTCGGAATTAAGGGGTCCTGCTTCGCAGGACGGGATTTCAATTCCTGCGAATGATACGGTGCCTGCTCCGAGTGCTTCCGCGCCAGTTCAGCCGGGTATTCCGCAGAGCCTCGCCGACCTTATGGCAGCTTCCGGAATTACAGAACAGCAGATTCGCGCAGCGGTCGCGATGAAAGGCTACTTCCCGGAGGATATGCCGATAAGCGCCTACCCGGAGGATTTCGTCAGCGGCGTTCTGGTCGGCGCGTGGAAGCAGATTGTTGATTTCATCAACGAACAGAAATACCCGTTCTGATTTTGCAGAGTTTTGCAGTCTTTTACATGATAGAATCGACCAAGGAGAACAGAAGATTCTCCGATAAAATTCATAGGAGGACACCACAATGTCAGAAATCATCGAAAGAGAATTAGGCTGGGACGACGAAATATCACGCGAGAGCGACTTTACCATCATTCCGGAGGGCGACTACGACTTCACCGTTACCGGATTTGAACGCGGCAGGCACGAGGGCAGCGAGAAGCTCCCGCCCTGCAACAAGGCGATAGTCACGCTGTCGGTAAGGCTTCCGGACGGCTCGGCTGCGACGTTGAAGCACAATCTGTTCCTGCACACCCGCTGCGAGGGGCTGCTCTCCGCGTTCTTCACCGGGATCGGGCTGAAACGCAAGGGCGAACCCCTCCGCATGAACTGGAACGCCGTCACCGGAGCGGCAGGGCGCTGCCACATAAAGGTGCGCACCTACACCAAGCAGAACGGCGAGACCGGGCAGTCCAACGACATCAGCAAGTTCTACGAGCCGGAGTGTCCGGTTCAACCGGGAACCCCCGCGCAGAACTCACAGCCCGCGCCTGTCCAGACTGCTCCCGCGCAGTATCAGCAGACTTCCGGTCAGCAGCCGGCTACCGGTCAGCCTACCGGAGTATTCACTCCCGGAAAGTGGTGATATCCCATGGCTGAAAATCAGATTACCCTGCTCGACCCTGCGGAAAGCACAGCCCCGGCTGAACCGGACACTCCGGCTGAACCTATGCAGCTCCGACCCTATCAGAACGAGGCGAAAGCCGCCGTCCTCGGTCAGTGGAAACAGGGAGTACAGCGCACCCTGCTCGTGCTCCCCACCGGCTGCGGCAAGACGATAGTTTTCGCGAAGATATCCGAGGACTGCGTGAAGCGCGGCGAGCGCGTGCTTATCCTCGCGCACCGGGGGGAGCTTCTGGAACAGGCGGCGGACAAGATACATAAGGCGTGCAGCCTGAACTGCGCCGTCGAGAAAGCCGAGGAGACCTCCCTCGGCTCGTTCTGGAGGATAACAGTCGGCAGCGTTCAGACCCTCATGCGGGAAAGCCGCCTTGCGCGGTTCATGCCGGACTATTTCGACACCATCATCATTGACGAGGCTCATCACGCGGTTTCCGACAGCTATCAGAAGATACTGCGGCACTTCTCCGGCGCGAAAGTCCTCGGCGTGACCGCGACCCCCGACCGCGGCGACATGAAGAACCTCGGTCAGGTGTTCGATTCCCTGGCGTATGAGTACACGCTTCCCCGCGCTATCCGGGAGGGCTACCTCTGCCCGATAAAGGCGCTGACTATTCCGCTGGACCTCGACCTTACCGGAGTTTCAGTGCAGGCGGGGGATTTCCGCGCCGCCGACCTAGACACCGCCCTCGACCCCTACCTCTATCAGATAGCGGACGAAATGCAGAAGTCCTGCGCCGACCGCAAGACCGTGGTGTTCCTGCCGCTGGTAAAGACCTCGCAGAAGTTCCGGGACATACTGAACGAAAGAGGATTCCGCGCCGCAGAGGTCAACGGAAACTCGGACGACCGCGCGGAGGTCCTGCGGGATTTCGACGACGGCAAGTACAACGTGCTGTGTAATTCAATGCTCCTCACCGAGGGCTGGGACTGTCCCAGCGTGGACTGCGTGATAGTCCTCCGCCCGACAAAGGTGCGCGGACTTTACTGCCAGATGGTGGGCAGAGGAACGCGGCTCAGTCCCGGCAAGAAAGACCTGCTGTTACTGGATTTCCTCTGGCACACCCAGCGGCACGAGCTTTGCAGACCCGCGCACCTCATCTGCGAGAGCGAGGAGGTAGCGCAGAAAATGACCGAGAACCTAGCGGAATCCGGCTGCGCAATGGACATCACCGCCGCCGAGGAAAAGGCGGAAACCGACGTAGTCGCGCAGCGGGAGGAGGCTCTCGCAAAGCAGCTCTCCGAAATGCGCAAACGCAAGCGTACCCTGGTAGACCCGCTCCAGTTTGAGATGTCGATACAGGCGCAGGACCTGTCCGGGTATGTTCCGTCGTTCGGCTGGGAGATGTCGCCGCCGTCGCAGAAGCAGCTTGACGCGCTGGAGAAGTACGGAATCTACCCGAACGAGATAGAGAACGCGGGCAAGGCGCAGCTCCTGCTCGACCGCCTGAACAAGCGCCGAATGGACGGGCTTTCCACCCCGAAGCAGATACGCCTGTTGGAGAACAAGGGCTTCCTGCACGTCGGCGAGTGGACGTTTCAGCAGGCAAGCAATATGATAACGAGGATCGCGGCGAACGGCTGGCGCGTACCAGGGAGCGTAAATCCCGCGGAATACACGCCAGAATAATTCGGAATTCGGAATGCGGAATTTCGGTGTCCGCTGTCGCGGACGTATTCCGATCGTATCGAATTTAAATCAGTCCCGCGGAGCGGGACACATTCATTCCGAATTCATAATTCCGAATTCCGAATTTGAAAGAAGGGTGCTTATGAATCTAACAGAATGTTTAAAATACATAGACCCCGCGTCGCTGGACTATCAGACCTGGGTGAACGTTGGCATGGCGCTGAAAGAGGAGGGCTGCCCCTGCTCCGTCTGGGACGACTGGAGCCGCGCCGACAGCCGCTATCATGCAGGCGAATGCTCACGCAAGTGGGAGAGCTTTAACGGAAACTCGAACCCCGTCACCGGGGCTACGATAGTCCAGCTCGCAAAGGAGCGCGGAATGCCGGTTGCCGAAAGCCGCGCCCTCGACTGGGACGATGAGATTTCATACGACTTTGAATCCGCCCCGAAAGACGAACACGTTGTAGTAAACCCCAACTGGCTGGAGAACCGCGAAATAACGCCGCCGCAGGACTGGCAGCCGCAGAGCGAAATTATACGCTACCTTGAAGCGCTGTTCCAGCCGGAGGAAAAGGTGGGCTATGTCGTGCAGTCCCGGCTGGACGAGGAGACCGGGCGTTACAAGCCGATGAGCCGCGGCAACAGCGACCGCACCGCCGAGCAGCTTATAGAGCAGCTTCGCAGGTGCAAGGGCGATATCGGGGCGGTTCTTGGCGACTACAACACCGCCGCCGGAGCGTGGGTGCGCTTTAATCCGCTGGACGGCAAGGGCGTGAAGAACGAGAACGTCACCGATTTCCGCTATGCGCTTGTTGAGAGCGACAACCTCGACATCGAGCGCCAGAACGCCATTATCCGGGAACTGGAGCTGCCCTGCGCGGCGCTGGTGCATTCCGGTGGAAAGTCCCTGCACGCGATAGTCCGCATTGACGCGGAGAACTACGAGGAGTACCGCCGCCGGGTGGATTTCCTCTATCAGATATGCGCGAAGAACGGACTTTCGCCGGACACGCAGAACCGCAATCCCTCCCGCCTGTCGAGAATGCCCGGAGTTCAGCGCGGCGAGAACCGCCAGTTCATAGTTGACACGAACATCGGCAAATCAAGCTGGAACGAGTGGCGCGAGTGGATAGAGGGCGTGAACGACGACCTCCCGGACTTCGAGAGCGCCGCCGATTTCTGGAACGACCTGCCGGAACTAAGCCCTCCGCTCATCAACGGGGTGCTCCGTCAGGGGCACAAAATGCTGATAGCGGGACCCTCAAAGGCGGGCAAGTCCTACGCGCTGATAGAGCTTTGCGCCGCCATTGCGGAGGGTCGCGAGTGGCTGGGTTGGCAGGTGGCGCAGGGGCGCGTGCTGTACGTCAATCTGGAGCTTGACAAAGCCTCCTGCGAACACCGCTTTGTGGATATCTACAAGGCGCTGGGCTGGAAGCCGGACAACCTCCGGAACATCGACATCTGGAATCTGCGCGGAAAGTCCGTCCCGATGGACAAGCTCGCCCCGAAGCTGATACGCCGCGCCGCAAAGCGAAAGTACATCGCGATAATCATCGACCCTATCTACAAGGTAATCACCGGCGACGAGAACTCAGCCGACCAGATGGCGCACTTCTGCAACCAGTTTGACAAGGTCTGCACGGAGCTGGGGTGCGCGGTTATCTACTGCCACCATCACTCAAAGGGAGCGCAGGGGAGCAAGCGCAGCATGGACAGAGCCTCCGGCTCGGGAGTTTTCGCCCGCGACCCGGACGCGCTTCTCGACCTCATCGAGCTGGAGCTTCCGGAAGCGCTCATTAAGGAGGAGCAGAACAAGGCGGTGTGCAATATCTGCTATGACCTGCTCGTCCGCAGCGGCAAGTCAGGCGGCATTTCACAGGACGACATGGTTACGGCCAAGGCAATGCGGGAGCACGTCAGAAACGCGCTTTCGGGGGATTCCCTGCGGCAGGCGGAGGAAAGTATATCGGCGGCGGAGAAGCTGGCTGAAAGCCATTCCGCGTGGCGTATCGAGGGTACTCTGCGAGAGTTCCCGAAGTTCCCGCCGGTGAATGTGTGGTTCGATTATCCGATACATAGGATAGACATGTCGGGGGTGCTGAAAGATATTCAGCTTGACGCCCCGGCGCAGCCCTGGCAGCGGAATTTCAGCAAGAAAAAGTCCGACAAGGAACGCAAGGACGAGCGTAAGGAATCTATAGAAACGGCATATAATGCGTGCAATTTAGATGGGAAAGTAACGCTGAAAGACCTCGCGGAATACACCGGGAAATCCGAAGATACCGTCCGCAGGTACATAAAAGAACACGGCGGTTTCTGGATAGACGACGGCGAAGTCGGTAAAAAGTAAGTTGCAAACTCGATAAACCGCAAACCGCAAAATCGAGATTTTGCAAATGCAAAGTCGATAGTGCATTTCCGAGAATGCAACCGCAAAAATCCCGACTTTGCGTACTGCTGTTGCAGGTATATATACTACGTATATATAGTCTTGCGACTTTCCCTCCGGTCAGGGGGGAAGTAGTCGTGCGACAGCTTACGCACGACGACTCCTTCCCCTGTCCTGACAAAGCAATTTTTTTCTCAGAAAGGAGAATGTAATATTATGGCAAATGAATGTTATAACTGTGACGCATATGATTCAGACCGCGAGGGCTGCACAATGCCTAGCTGCGATAAATCCTATGCGTGTCCCTTGGAGGATTCCTCATTGCAGTTCTTCCTGCCGATGATACCGCCGACGGTGACGGCGCAGGAACACAAGGTTTCCGTCAGGAACGGCAAGCCGGTGTTCTACGACCCTCCGGAACTCAAGGAAGCCCGCGCGAAGCTTACGGCGCACCTGGCACAGCATAAGCCGGAGAAACCGTATACCTGCGGAGTTCGGCTGATAACACGGTGGTGCTTCCCAGTAGAGGGTCACGCTGACGGCGAGTACCGCACGACCCGCCCGGACACAGACAATCTCCAGAAGCTCTTAAAGGACTGCATGACGTCCGCCGGATTCTGGAAGGACGACGCGCTTGTCGCTTCGGAGCTGTGCGAAAAGTTCTGGGCGCAGATTCCCGGGATATTTATACGGATAGAGGTGCTGTCATGAAGCTCGAAGAAGTCACGAAAGCAGCGGAACAGGGCGCGGTTATCCTGCACACGCACATGGGGATAACCTCCCGGTGCAGGATTTCGGGAGTTATCACGCGGTACGCGAAAGGCGGCTGGACGTACTCCCTGGAGCTGATGGACGTAAATACGCCCAGCGTGATAATCGCCGCGCTGGACGAGGTGGAGGTGGAGAAATGAAACTAATGATAAAGCGGCTTTTTTGCAGGCACGATTACCAGTGGTGCAGGAAGATCCAGAGTTTTTCGGGGCTGAACGGCGAACGCGTTTATCTGGTCTGCCAAAAGTGCGGGAAAGTCAGGGACACCATGTTTCTGGAGGGACGCTAATGACCGCAAAAGAATACCTCTCGCAGTACAAGGACCTGAACGACAGCATAAACGCGAAGCTGGAGCAGGTCGGGGAGCTTCGCAGGAAAGCGCAGACGGTAAGCTCCGGAAGCTCGGACGGCGCGCGCAGCTCCACGCCCCGCGACCGTATCGGCGAGATAACCGCCCGGATAGTCGACCTGGAGCGCGAGATAAACGAGGACATCGACCGCAGCATAGACCTCCAGCGGGAGATACGCGCGGCGATAGCGACCGTCCCGGAGGTGCGCCTGCGCACGCTGCTGGAGTACAAGTACATCAACCTGCTGACCCTCGACGAAACCGCCGTCCGCATGAATTACAGCTATCCGCAGATATGCCGCCTGCACGGGCGGGCGCTCCAGCACGTAAAGATGATATGGAATGATAGCTGAAAATGTGCTATACTAGTATCATGAAATACTGAAAAGCGCCCGAAGCAATCGCCCGGGCGCTGTTTCTATGCCGAAAGGAGGAACCGCCATGACCGAAAAGCAGAAGCGCTTCTGCGACGAATACCTGATAGATCTGAACGGGACCCGCGCGTATAAAGCCGCTTACCCGAATGTGAAATCAGACAAAGCAGCCGGAGCAGCTTCGGCGCGTTTGTTAGGAAATGTTAGCATTCGAGCCTACCTTGATGAGCGCCTTGAACAGCTACACAACGAGCGCACCGCCGACGCCGCGGAGGTCATGGAGTACCTCACGTCGGTGCTGCGCGGGGAGAGCAAGGCTTCCGTCGTCGTTGTCGAGAGCGTAGGCGACGGCTGCTCCGAAGCCCGGACGATCACGAAGCCCCCGGACGAGCGCGAGCGCCTGAAAGCCGCCGAGCTTCTCGGTAAGCGGTTCGGGCTGTTCACCGACAAGGTGAACGTATCCGGCAGCGGCGTAGTCCAGATCGTGGACGATATCCCAGATGGTTAATCTTCGCGACATCATCGCACCTCCGTTCTATGCGCTCCATCGCGACATTGCCGCCGGACTGCACACGCACTACTGGCTCAAAGGCGGCAGAGGTTCCACCAAGTCCTCGTTTGTGGGCGCGGAAATACCCCTCGGCATGATGAAGGATCCGCAGGCGAACGCCGTAGTGATCCGCAAAGTCGGGCTGTACCTCAAGGACAGCGTATACGAGCAGCTCCTCTGGGCGATAGACAAGCTCGGCGTTTCTCATCTCTGGCAAGCGAAGCTGTCGCCGCTGGAGCTTGTGTACACTCCCACCGGACAGCGGATACTGTTCCGGGGCGCGGACAAGCCGAAAAAGCTCAAATCCACAAAGGTTCACAAAGGGTACATCAAGTACGTCTGGTACGAGGAAGCGGACGAGTTCGCGGGGATCGAGGAGATACGCACGATAAATCAGTCGCTGCTGCGCGGCGGCAGTAAATTCACGGTGTTCTACACCTATAACCCGCCGAAGTCCCAGCGCAACTGGATAAACGCAGAGGTCACAGTCCCCGCGCCGGATAAGCTCGTCCACCATTCCGATTATCGCGGAGTTCCTCCGGAATGGCTCGGGGAGCAGTTCCTCGCTGAAGCGGAATACCTCCGCAGAAACAATCCCAACGCCTACGCGCACGAATATCTCGGAGAGGTCACCGGCACCGGCGGCGAGGTGTTCCCGAACATCACGGTGCGGGAAATTTCCACGGAGGAACGCGCCGGATTCGCGCATATCCATCGAGGTCTGGACTGGGGCTATGCCGCCGACCCGACCGCATACGTCGTCTGCGCCCTCGAAAAGGGGCGGCTGTACATATTCGGTGAGATTTACCGCTACGGCATAAAGTACGACCCGCTCGCGGAAGCGATAAGGGCTGAAAATCCGCTGAACGGCGCGATATACGCCGAATCCGCCGACCCGCGCAGCAACGACGAACTCCGCGCCAGGGGGCTGAAAATCACCGCCGTGAAGAAAGGCGCGGGGTCAGTCGAGCACGGCATAACCTGGCTCCAGAACCTCGCGGAAATAGTCATCGACCCGGTGACCTGCCCGAACGCGAAGCGCGAGTTCTGCGGGTATGAGCTTATCCCGGACGGAAACGGCGGTTTCCGGGACGAGTTCCCAGACAAGGATAACCACTCGATTGACGCGGTGAGATACGCCCTTGAAAACGACATAGGGCGCAGGAAAGCCAGAATCGGCAACAGAAAGGAGATGGGCATTTACTGATGATAAATCCCTTCACGATATCGCGGGAAACTCCGGTCACGCCGGATGCCGCCTGCAAATTCATCAGGGAGCATATCCGGCACACGCACGCCAGATACGACGCGCTGGAGCGCTACTATGAGGGCAATCACCCGATATGCGGCCGGAAGAAGCGCTCCGTGCTTGCGAACAACAAGCTTGTGTGCAATCACGCAAAATACATCTCAGACACCTGCGTAGGCTACTTTGCGGGGAATCCGGTAAAGTATTCCGGCGAGGGCATAGAGCCGCTCCTGGAGCTTCTGAGAGCCGCTGACAGCGACACTCAGGACATAGACCTTGCGCAGAAGGCGAGCATATTCGGCACGGCGTACGAGTTCATCTACACCGACGAGGACGGACAGCCCCGGCTGTATTCCCCGGACCCGCGCCAGGCGTTCGTTATCTACGACGACACGGTGCGGCAGAAGCCGGTCGCGGGGGTGTATTATTACAAGCTCCACGACAGCGTTACGAACCGGGACACCGGGTATTCCGTGTATCTCTGCGATACTGAAAATGTCATGCATTTCACGACCGACACGGGCTTTTCTGTCGCGGGCGGGGCTGAGAGCAGACCTCACGGAATGGACGGAGTGCCGCTTATCGAGATATACAACAACTCCACCTGCGGCAGCGACTTCGAGCCTGTCCTGTCGCTCATCGACGCGTACAACGTCCTCCAGAGCGACCGCGTGAACGACAAGGAGCAGCTCGTCGAGGCGATACTGCTTATCAAGGGTTCAGTCCTCGGTGACGATAACGACGAGAAGTCCGAAAGCTATAAGGCGCTCCGGGAGAACGGACTGCTGGAGCTTGACGCAGACAGCTCCGCCGAGTGGCTGACGCGGCAGTTCGACGAGAACAGCGTGGAGGTGCTCCGTAAGTCCCTGGAGCAGGATATACATAAGTTCGCGAACGTCCCCTGCATGAGCGACGAGAGCTTCGGGGGGAATTCCTCCGGCGTTGCAATGCGCTATAAGCTCCTCGGGTTTGAGCAGATAACGAAAATCAAGGAGCACTACTTCCGGGAGGGCTTAAAGGAGCGCCTGCGGCTTCTCTGCAACTGGCTGAGCACCACCGGGAAAGCCACTATCAGCAGCCGGGATATTTCGATACAGTTCACCAGGGCGCTTCCGGTCAATGAAACCGAGGTCGCACAGCTTGTTTCCGAGCTGCGTGACATGGTTCCGCGGGAGATCCTGCTCGGGCTTCTGCCCTTTGTGGACGACCCCGAGGGAGCCGCTGAGAAGGTCAGGGAGCAGCAGAACGATTTCCCGAACCTCCCGCCGGATATGACCGATGAACAGCCGTGATTACTGGGAGCGCCGCGCCGCTCAGGACATGTACGACCGCATGGGCACCGCCGAGGAAACCGCCGCTGAGATGAACGCGGCGATAAATCAGACCTCCGCGTATCTCGAAAAGGAAGTCAAGGCGGTCATGCGCGGAATGCAGTCGTTCGGTATCTCAGAAGCGGAAGCCAAGAAGATACTGAACGCCGCCGGAGGGGACGGTTCGGCGCTCCAGCGTTTACGCAAGGCGGCTCAGCAGGTAAGCGACCCGGAACGGCGCGAAGCGCTCCTGAATGCGATAAACAGCGCGGGGGCGTACCGCTACCGCATTACCCGCATTGAGGAGCTGAACAAGGACATCAACCGCCGCTGCCGGGAGCTGTACAAGACCGAGAACCGCCACGTCACGTCGGCGCTGCGGAATGTCGCGGAGGACAGCTATTACCGCGAGATATTCAGCATTCAGAAAGGCACGGGTCTGTGGTTCAGCTTCTCGAAGTTCCCCCGGCAGGACGTTGACAGAATACTGCGCTCCAACTGGTCGGGCGGGAATTACTCGCAGCGTATCTGGAAGGACGTAAGCGGCATGACTGCACGGCTGAAAAGCGAGCTTCTCGTCAGTATGCTGTCGGGGCGTTCCGGCGAAAAGACCGCCCGGATATTTCAAGAGCAGTTCGGGGTGAACGCGTTCTGCGCCCGGCGAATCGTCCGGACGGAGAGCGCTTATGTCGCGAACGCTGCGCAGAAGTCCGCATATTCCGAAGCTGGAATCGACCGCTATAGGTTCGTTGCTACGCTTGATTTACGCACCTGCGAATGCTGCGCCGCCCTGGACGGCAAGGTGTTCGACCTCGCAAAGGCAAAGCCCGGCACGAACTACCCGCCCATGCACCCATTCTGCCGCTCGACCACCATCGCGGACTTCGGCGACGAGGAACTTGCAGGTCTGGAGCGCCGGGCTAAGGATAAGGACGGGAATGCCGTTAAGGTCCCGGCGGGTATGACCTATGATCAGTGGAAAGAGAAATATGTTGACCCTCCAAATAGTGACCCGGCACCAACAATTCCGATAGCAGGTATTAATTGTCGGGTAGAGGAAAAGAAATACTGCTTTGGATATAATACGTCGGTACAATCCAATGCGGTCGTTTATACTACTCCAGATGGGGTGAGTTTCATTTTCCCCAAGAATTACGATTCCGCTCATCAAACCATGACGCCCGAGCAGGCGATAAGCTGTTGGCAAAAAGTGCCCGAAGAAGTCAAGAAGAAAGCGCAGAAAAACATTGAATTCGTTGATTATTACAACCCTGACGACAGTTATTGGAAGAGAGTGTACAAAAACTTTACGCATTCATATGCCACAGGCGGAGATAAAATCACATTCTACCGATATGATCGCCCTCATGATTCTGACTATGTTGTGCGAACATACTGCCACGAAGCTGGGCATTATATCGACACCAATCTGTCAGTAAGCGGCGGACGTTTCAGCGAAGAAAAAGAATGGAAGAAAGCTATTGCCGAGGACAAGAAATTGTCCGGCAGTAAATCGCCGACAGCATATGGCGAAAATTCCCCGGCAGAAGATTTTGCGGAGAGCATTGCAGAATATGCGCAAAATGCAAAAGAATTCTCGAAAAAATTTCCCAACAGGGCTTCCATTTTGAAAAATAAAGTGCTATAATATGGTTGAGAGGTGATTTGTATGGCATTCGAAAGAATCAACGAAAAGACCCCCAATGGCGGCGACTATTCAGAAATACATTTTTTGGACGATAAAAACAACGAAGTTGAGGAGAAAAATGCAACACATTGCGTTATCCGCGAGTGTATGAATGACGGCTCCGTTATAAAAGAAACATGGGCTAAAACTTAAATAAACTAAGCACCCCGCGCCAAACAGGGTGCTTTTCCATTCCAATAACCAAGCGCTCCGACGGGGCGCTATTTTTATGCCTAAAAGGAGTTTGCAATGGCTATATTTCTTTCAGAAGAGCGCAAGAATCCGCTTGAATTTGAGACGCACGTTGACACAACAGAGCTTGAAAAGGCTCTTGAAAAGGCTGAACGGCTGGTCGAACTGCTTGAAAAGGCGCAGGAGCTTTCAGCAAATCTCCCGCAATCAACTGAATAATCAAGCGCTATGCGACAAGCACGGCGCTTTTTTATTGTCCGAAACACGCTGACGACATTAAAAGCCGCGCGGAAAATAGTCATACGGACGTTAAACGGAGGTAACTATGGCAGACGAACAGACAACCCAGACCACACAGGCAACGGAGCAGACCGCAGCTTTAAGCGGTGGAGGTGACCCTAACAACGTATCTACGCCCGAGCCGGAGGCGGAAAACAAACCGGAAAAGCCCGCTGAAAAGACGTTCACCCAGGCAGAGCTCAACAAGATCATCGCGGAGCGCCAGAAGCGCTGGGAGAAGAAAGCTGCGGACGAAAAGGCGGAGGCTGAGCGCGTAGCCGCTATGACAGCAGACGAAAAGTCGAAGCATGAGCGCGAGAAGCAGGAAAAGGCTCTCGCAGACCGCGAGGCGGCTCTGACGAAGCGGGAGCGCACCGCCCTTGCAAAGGAGTACCTCGCGGAGAAGAACGTCCCCGCCGCTCTGGTAGGGGCTGTGGACATCTCCGACCCCGACGGTATCGAAACCAGCGCGGCGGCAGTCGCAAAGGCTTTCACGGACGCAGTCAGCGCGGAGGTAGCAAAGAAGTTAGCCGGAGCTCCCCCGAAAAAGGGCGACCCCGGCGCAAAGGACCCATTCCTTGACGGACTGGGAGTTTAACAGGAGGTAATTTTAATGGCAGTAAATCTCGCAACAAAGTATTCTGACAAGGTCGACGAAGTATTCAGGCTCGGAGCGCTCACCACTTCGATGGCGGGCGGGAAGTACGAATTCACCGGAGCGCAGACCGTCAAGGTCTACAGCATGGGAACCGCTGAAATGAACGACTACAAGGCGACAGGCTCCAACCGCTACGGCAACCCCGAGGAGCTGGAGGACACCACCGAGGAGCTGACTCTCACTCAGAAGCGTTCGTTCACGTTCACCATCGACGCCACCAACGCGGTGGATTCCCCGGCGGGTATCCGCGACGCGGCAAAGGCGCTCCGCAGACAGCTCGACCAGGTAGTTATTCCGGAGGTGGACGCCTACCGCTTTAAGACCGCCGCGAACAAGGCTGAGCACGTAGCGGTCAGCACCACCAGCAACTCCACCGCATACAGTGATTTTCTCGCGATAAACAGCGCCATCAGCGACGACGAGGTGCCTGCGGTCGGCAGAGTGGCGTACGTTTCCAACGCGTTCCTCAATGCGATAAAGCAGTGCGACGGCTACACCAAGGCTTCCGAGCTTGCGCAGAACATGCTCATCACCGGGCAGGTCGGCGACGTCGACGGTGTTAAGATAGTAGCCGTTCCCAAGAGCAGAATGCCCGCCGGCGCGTCGTTCATCATCGCTTACGGCGAATCTGTGTGCTCCCCGGAGAAGCTCGCAGAATACAAGATCCACGACAATCCTCCCGGTATCGCGGGTCACCTTGTCGAGGGTCTGGTGTACTACGACGCATTCGTTACCGAGAACAAGAAGTGCTCCGTCGGCGTTCACTTCGGTGCTATGGGAGAGATAAGAGCGTCCATGACCGCCGCCGATTCCGGCAGGGGCAGGCTCAAGATCGCGCGCAACGCCGCCGGAAAGCTGATGTACAAGGCAGACAGCTCCGTCACCGTCCCGAAGTTCGGCGCGGCGGCTACCGGATTTTCTGAGGTGCCTGCGGACGGCATCATCTCCGCGACTGCCGGGCACAAGGTCGCTGTCGTTTCCGTCGTGGACGGCAAGGTCGTGGCGGCTTCCGCCGTGCTTGACGCGGTAGTCGGCGCATGAGCCCGCTGGAGCGATTCAAGCTCCTCGCCGGGATAACCGAAGATACGCAGGACGGGCTTATTTCCGCCCTGCTGTCGGACGCGGCGGATTCAGTCTGCGACTATATCGGGCGTGATGTAGTCCCGGAAAGGCTCGTTTCCGTGCAGGTTCAGCTTGCAGTGATAGCGTACAACAAGCGCGGCGCTGAGGGGGAATCCTCCCGCAGCGAGGGCGGAATTTCCCAGAGCTTCGACGGACTTCCGCCGGAGCTTATGGCGCGGCTGAAAAACTATCCCAGAAAGGCGGGGGTGCTTTATACGGCTGATACAGAACAGGCTTAAAACGCTGCCGCTTTCCCGCCCTGCGGCCGTGAAAAGCGCCTACATCGGCACCGAAACGCGCTGGGAGCCTGCCGGAACTATCCGTGCGGAAGTCCAGCCGCTCTCCGATAACGCCGTCGCCGAACAGTACGGCGTGAAGTTCAGCCGCTCGGTGGAGCTTTTCTGCGATACCGGAACGGATATCCGCGAGCGCGACCGTGTGAAGCTCCCCGGCGGCACTTACGAGGTCAGAGGGGTGACTACCTACGGAAACGTCAGGAAGGCGGTGTGCGAGCTGGTATGACGATACGGGAGCTTATCAAGAAAATGCAGTCCGTCCGCGCGGACAGCGGAAAGGTTCTCGACCGCGCCCTGCTCAAGGGCGGCGAGAAGATACGCGGAAACGCCGTCCTGCTCTGCCCGGTGGACACCGGAGAACTCCGGAACAGTATCCGGGTACAGCGGCTCGCGCCGGGCGTAGTCACGGTTGGCACCAACAAGGAGTACGCGATATTCGTGGAGTACGGCACCGGCACGCAGGGCGACCCGGGAGTGCCGCACACCGCAAAGCTGCTCTGGCGCTGGCAGGACGAACAGGGAAACTGGCACACCTCGCACGGACACAGGGCGCAGTCGTTCCTCCGGGCGGCGGTCGGGAAGAACGAGGAAAAGAAGATATACGCCATCGTCGCGGAGGAACTGAGAAAGGCTATAGACAATGCTTGATATCAACATCATTATTCCGCCGCTGGTGGAAGATATCGTCCGGCTGGAGCCGCAATACCCGGAGATAGTTCCGGAATTCCCGCTTGCGATACTCACGCCGCTTGATATGGGTTCCGGCGTGATACTTTCCGGCGAGGAACGGCTTGCGGCGGTGTCGTTCCAGGTGGACGTATACGACACGAAATTGCAGCGCTGCACTGAAACGGCGCTGAAAGTCTCCGCGCGGCTGATATCCCGGGGATTCGTAAGGAACTCCGGCGCAGATATCCGTGAGGATGGTCTGCATCGCCGCACGCTGACGTTCAGCGCGGCGATAGACGAGCACACAGGACTAGTTTACAGGAGGTAAATATGGAGCTTTTAACAAAGGACACGCACCTTGATTTTTCTTCCGACGACGGCGCAACATGGCTTGAGCTGTACGGTCTGGAGAGCTACCCTGATATGGGCGCCGCCCCGCCCAAGATCAAGGTGACGAACATGCGCGACGCTAACGAGCGCTACATCGGAGGTATTCCCGACGTCAGCGATATGAAGTTCGGATTTTTCTACAACATGGAGAAAGACCCTGACGCCGGAACGATGATAAAGAAGAACTTCGCAAAGCTCAAGGAGCTTGAGGAAGCTGGCGCGAAGATAAAGTGGAAGCTCAACTATCCCGACGGCACTTTCTACGCCTGGGAGGGCAAGCCCACCGTGTACGTTAACGGCGGCAACGTCGGCGAGGCTATGAAGTACACCCTCAGCGTTACGCTTGAAAGCAAGCTTGAGTGGAACGGAGGCAACACATGACAGGAGCATATCTGAAAATATCCGATGAAAAGAGCCTTGAGCTGCGCTTCACTGCGCGCCGGGCTGAGAAGCTCGAATCCGAGCTTGACTGCGACCTGCTGCGGGGACTTTCCCGCTGCCAGAGGGTCGGAGTGCTGACACGGTTCATCGCATGCGGCGCGGATATCTCGCATAGCGAGGCGTGCGACGCGTACGACGAGTTCGTCGATAACGGCGGCACCATAGAGGATGCGTCCGAGGTCGTCATGACCGCGCTGAAGAACGGCGGGTTCATCGCGAAGTCGGCAGTAGAAGCCGCAAAAAAAATCCAGGGGCAGCTCCTCGACCGTGCAGCGCAGGGGAACTGATAGCCCAGCTACGAAAGACGGCGGTAGACTGCGGCGCTTATACGGAGCAGTTCTACGACCTCACCCCGGCGGAGCTCTGCGACCTGAACAGCTCCGCCGTGAAGCGCCGCACTGATGAAGCCCGGAGCCGCGCGGTGTTCGCCTGGCATACGGCGTACCTGACGGGGCTTGCTGCGAATGCTCCGAGGAGCTTCCCGCAGACCCCGGAGCGGCATTTCGGGGCGCTCATGCAGGACGATACTCCGGCATGGAAGCGCTCGCAGGCGGCGATGGCGAGGATAGCGGCCGTCCACAATCAGCATTACAGAGAGGAGGCGGGTCATGACCGTTGAGGAGCTGAACATAGTTATTTCCGCGAACGACCGGAAGTTCAACGAAGCCATCGGCGATGTAATAGGAAGGCTGGACGACCTGGAGGAGCAGTCCAGACGTTCCACCGATGATATCGGGAATTTCTTCACGAATCTCGGGCACAAGCTTGCGGCGCTAGGTATCGGAAAGATAATCGGCGACAGCATAATGTCCGGCGGCGAGCTTGAGCAGCAGCTCGGCGGCGTAGAGATCGTGTTCTCGGAGCATGCGGAATCCATGAGGAAAGCAGCTGCGACCGCGTACAAGGACATGGGGCTGTCGGAATCCGACTACCTTGCGAAGGCAAACAAGATGGGCGCTCTGCTGAAAGGCTCCGGCTTCGATACCGGGTACGCTTCGGCGATGTCGCAGCAGGTCATGCAGAGGGCTTCCGATGTGGCTTCCATCATGGGCGTTGACGTCAAGGACGCGATGGAAGCGGTCACCGGCGCGGCAAAGGGCAATTTTACGATGATGGACAATCTCGGCGTTGCCATGAACGACACGACCCTCCAGGCGTACGCGCAGGAAAAGGGGCTCGGCAAGCTCGAAACCACGCAGCAGAAGGTCAGCGCGGCAATGCAGATGTTCCTTGACAAGACGGAGTACGCCGCCGGGAACTACGCCCGGGAAAACGACACGTTCTCCGGCTCGCTGACGACCGCAAAGGCGCAGCTTGAGAACATGACCGCCGACCTCGGAACGCAGCTCCTGCCGACCGCGACTTCGCTTCTGACGATGGCGCGCGGCGGGCTGGAAGCGATATCCCCGCTTGTCGTATCGCTCGGCGAGGGGCTGAACAGCGTGGCGCAATACCTCATAGGTCTGTCGCCGAGCGCAAAGACCCTGCTCGGGATAGCTGTGGGCGCCGCTGTAGCGATCCCGGCGGCGACTAAAGCGCATGCTTTGTGGACTGCCGCAAATGAGAAATGGAACAGCCTGCTCAATATCCTCATTCCGAAGGAAGCAAAGCGCGCGAATATAATGAAGGCTGCGGCGGGGTGGCTCGTTATTTTGGCGGGACTGTTGTCTATCGTGGCTTCGGTCGGAGCGACCGCCCGGGAGATGAACGAATCCGAAGGCGCTGCGATGGAGGACACCGCCGCCGGAGCCGACAAGGCAGCCGAAAGCACGGACAGCCTTTCTGACAGCATGGCGGGGCTGGGCAAGAGTGCGGATACTGCCAAGAAAAAGCTCGCGGACATCGACACGCTGAACATATTCGATTCCGGCAGCAGCACCGGCGGCGTGGATTTCAGTGCGATAGTGGACGGCGCAGAATCCGCGCAGGATTCCATCGCGGGACTGACTGACGATCTCGCAGGCGTTACAGGCAATCTTGATGAACTCAGCGAAAAAACAAATAACTTTAGCCTTGATGTACTTGCAAAGAACTTCGGAGATACCTTTAAAGATATCAGGACTGGGTTTGCAACATTTCTTGACGGCTTCAACTTTAACAGCGACACACAGCTTGACAGCCTGCGGGTGCTTGATTCAAAGGTCAGGGAGCTTTTTGGCGATGACTGGTCGGATTTCTGGACTAACGTCGGAAGCACGATGTATCGGGCATTCGGCGAAAACAACAGCGAGTACGACCGGTATATGGCGCTGACGGATATTCAGAACTGGCTTGAGGATATTAATGGATTTCTCACCGGGTGGATGGGCGAATTTGGCGAAGCCTGGAAAGAGTTTTGGATGGGTATTGGTTCGTGGATTTATGAGCAGCTTAATCCTGAACCAACGGATTACAGCACTCAACACAAGGAAGGCTGGGGCTCCGGAAGAATGCGCGGCGCCAATAACGCTGAATATTCGCCTGAAACTTACAGCGCCGGTAGTTTTTCTGGCAGAATGCGCGGCTACGATTACGCGGACTACTCGTCTGCGCAGAGCATGGCTGCTATCATGCCCGGCGGTTTGGCCGCCTCCAGCGGCGACATCAGACCGCTAACGGCAGACGAAACCAAGCAGGTGTTTGAAATCCACAATTACACTGTTCTTGATGGGCAGATATTAGGCGAAACCGTAACGCAGTATCAGAATAATGAGCAGACCAGGTCAAACGGATATTGACATTTGCGATGTGATGTGATATAATCTATTTAAATCCGAAAGGAATAAAAAGGAGGAATCACAATGACACCTGAATTACAGAAACCGGACGCTGCTCCGAAAACGCCCCGGGTAATTCCGCTCACACAGGAAGAACAGACTATGGCAGCTATGACGGCTATCAACATGAACCTCGCTGCGCTGCTTGAAAGTCAGCAGAAGGTCGAAAAGCTTGCAACAAAGCAGGCAAAGGACGTAACATCAATAAAAGCGGCGACAACTTTCTTCCTCATTCTGGGGATTATAGCGATGTTCCCGCTATTTGCAACGCTCATTCGCACCTGCGTGGGTTTGTGAATCTCAATTGCATATTTTGCGCTCTTGAAAAAGGGCGCATTTCTTTTGCCCGAAAGGAGGCACAATGTCAGACGTAACCGCGTCGATAATCCAGATAGACGGCGTAGAAATGCCCACGCCGAGCAGTTTCAAGCCGCTCTATAAGGACTACGACAGCAAAAATTCCGGGCGGTCGGAATCAATGTATGCGACCCGCGACATCATCAGGTCGGACGTCCGGAAGATGTCGTTCACCTGGATAGTGCAGACGGCTGACCTGCGGAAGATACGCGAGGCTATCAAGCCCCCGAAGATACAGGTCAGGTTTTTCGACATCAACCAGCCCGCCGACGTTCAGTTCAGCACGATGGAGTGCTACGCCGACCCGACCCGTGAGCCGGAGGTGCTCCGCTGGGAGCCTTCCGACCCGGAAAAGAGCTGGTGGAGCTTCACCACGTCATTCACGGAGTATTGATATGTACAATGTTTCAGATACCTATAGGGAGCTTATAAAAGCGCCGGTCCGGTACACCGGGATAAGCGGCGCGGCAAGGCTCCGGGACGGCACTATAATTCACCTGACCGACGACAATATTGCCGCCGGTTCCCTTTCTATAACGCAGAAAATGAACGGCCGCGGGGACTTCCGCCCCGGCGGGGTGTACTCCGGGGAGCTTTCCTGCTCCCTGAAAGGCTTCGCGGGGAAAACCAGCGACCTTGACGGCGCGGCGATACGGCTCGCGTTCATTCTGTACCACGACAGCGATATGCAGGCTGCGAAGTCCGAGACGGTGCCGCTCGGGCGCTTCTATGTGGACGGCTCCTCGATAAAGCGCCGGAACGACACGGTAACGCTTTCCGCGTTCGATGGAATGGCACTGTTCGATGTGGAGGCGACCGAGCGCTCCGGCACGCTGTATGAGCTTGTGTGCGGAGCTTGTTCCGCGGCGGGGGTCTCGCTCGGAATGACGCAGGCGGAGTTCGAAGCGCTCCCGAACGCGGCGCAGACCGCGAAGATAAACACGGCGCGTATCCAGACTGAGCGCGACCTGCTGATGTATGTCGGCATGATGACCGCTTCGTTTGCGAGGATCAGCCGCAGCAACGAGCTGGAATTCGTTCCGCTCACATGTGAGAGGAACGACGGCGGAGTAATAGTCCCGGTGCGTGAAATAGCCGGGAATATCCGCTTCAATACGGATTTCTCGGACGATACGACCTGCATTGCGAAGCTGTTCACCAGGCGAAACGGCGCTGCGGTGTACTCCACAAGTGAGATATCAGCGGGCGGCAGCGAGAAGCTCGCCGTTATGGAGCTGAACGAAAATCCGCTGCTTGCGGAGCTTTCCGACGACGTTGTCGCGGCGGTGCTCAACAACGAACTTTTGCAGATGTTCAAATGCCTGAACCGCGTTTTTGATTCGAGCTTCACCGGCGACCCTGCTCTTGAGATCGGGGATTATGTCCGGCTGCGGGGCGGCGCTATAGACACCGACCGGGGATATGCAACGGGCATGATCACCTCTCAGATCTGGAGGTACCGGGGGCAGCACACAATAAAATGCAGCATGCCCTCGTCCCTGTCAGCGGTCGGGGAAACCGAGGTGCAGACCCTCGCGCTTGACGATAGCTCGTCCGATATCACAGCCCCGCCCGTCCGCACACAGCCCAAATCCCAGACAGAAAAGCAGATAGACGAGCTGAGGAAGCAGCTCAGTCAGGCGGGAGGAACTGCGGAAAAACTCCAGACAAGCGACACGAACACGTCAGCGGTAACAAACGAGTGGGGTGGAATCACTACCGCAGAAGGTGGTGTGGAGGCGTTAAACATAGAGGCAAGCCCGAGCTTAAAATACTTTGATATTTCAATCCCGAGTTTGAAATTTTCGATGGTCGGAAATGAAAGCAAATTCAGCATGGCGCAGGCTGGTTCCGTAGGAGAAAAGCGCATTGAGTTAAGTGATACTGCAGGAATACTGATAAAATCAAACCAAGGAAGTGAAATACGCATTGAGCTTCCCTATGCCGGAATCGGAATAGTGATTGATAAAGAAGATTTTTCAATCTGGACTTCCATTTCAAAGCTTTATACGGCGGGTGGAACTTTGTATTTCAACGGCAAAAAGGTACTTTTGGAGGGATAAATCATGACATCAAAAACAATCGTCCTCACCGGCACGGAAATCAGGGCAGATTACAGCGGCGGCACAAACGCCTGGCTCAGGAACGACGGCACGGCTGCCGTGTACGCTTCTGGAGCTCCGGGCATTACGGCGGGTGCTGACGGCACGGTCAGCATACCTGCGGGTCAGTCCGTTGGCGTTTACGGCGCGAACGGCACGGTGTACCTGAAGGGCACGGGCTCGGTGCAGCTCATCGGGAGCGATTACTCAACGAACCCTTTTCGTAATTCCGCGGCTTCCGGCGGCTCGGGCGCGGACGATGTAGCTAGAGCCGCTCTCGAAGCCCACGCAGGCAATGCGGATATTCACGTTACTGCCGAGGAGAAGTCCGCCTGGGACGGGCTGAGCAATCCGAATCTGCTCATCAATCCGGATTTCCGGGTAAATCAGCGCGGGCAGGCTGAATACACCTCCGGCTACACGGTCGACAGATGGTATTCTCCCGGGAAGTGCAGCGCAGCGCCGATTTCCGGCGGTGTGAAGCTCACCTCTACGGTAACAGCGTCGTCAACAACCCACGCTTTTTGGCAGGATTTTGAGTTCCCGCTTCCACCGGGAAAATATACGCTGTCTCTCAAGGCAGCGGACGTCACCGGAGTATGGGCCGCGCGTATCCGCACTGTGACCGCAGCCGGGGACTACGTTGACAGCTACTATACTTTGGCGCTTCGCGAGGGAGTGAACAAGGTATCGGTCGACCTTCCCGAGGGCGAGTACATCTCCGCAGTCTCCATCGGGTTCAACAAGGGCACCGAAGCGGGAAACTCCCTGAAACTCGCATGGATAAAGCTGGAGAACGGCTCACTGGCTACGATGTTTGTTGCGCCCGACCGCGCGGCGGAGCTTGCCAAGTGCCAGAGATTCTACCAGATCAGAACCACGAATGACATCAATCCGCTGGATTTACGTCCCAGCATGAGAACCATAACGGACATCAAGGCAGTAGAAGGAGGATACGCATATGTCGCAGAATTATGATGAAATCATCGAACCGCGCGAGACCGACGAGGAGCGCACCGCGCGTGAAAGCAGGCTCAGAGCTGCAGAGATAGCGCGGGAATTTGCGGAGATAGACCGGGAGCGCATACGCCCGCTTGCCGCTATAGCTTCCGGAAGCGCCACCGATGAGGACAGAAACAGGCTCGCTGGGCTGGAAGCCAGGGCGGCCGCGCTCCGCAAGGAACTTGCGGGACTGGAGGTTTAAATGGACAGCAGCATCATTGTGGCGGTGATCTCGCTGATAGGAACTCTCGGCGGCTCTTTGGGGGGCATACTGGTCAGTTCTAAGATGACGGCGTATCGTCTGGAGCAGCTCGAAGCCCGCGTCGCGGAACACAACAACTTTGCAAGAAGAATGCCGGTGATCGAGGAGCAGATAAAGGTCATCAATCATCGACTTGCTGATATCGAAGAGGAGGAAAAGCACCATGACTAACACTATGAATTTTGGACAGGCAATCGAAGCGCTGAAACAGGGTAAGAAAGTAGCACGCGCGGGCTGGAACGGAAAGGGAATGCACCTCGAGCTCCAGCGCCCCGACGCGCACAGCAAGATGACCCTGCCGTACATCTATATGTACACGGCGCAGGGCGATAATGTTCCGTGGCTCGCAAGCCAGACGGATATGCTTTCAGAGGACTGGGTTACTGTTGAATAAGGAGGAAAAGCACCATGAAAATTGACTGGAGAAGAAAGCTGACATCAAGAAAGCTGTGGGTTGCTACAGCGGGATTCATCGCGGGACTTATCGTTGCATTCGGCGGGTCGTCCGAGACAGCGGAAACCGTTTCCGGCTGCATACTCAGCGGCGCGGCGGTCGTGGGGTATGTCATCGGCGAGGGGCTAGCTGATGGCGCGCACAAGGAGGACAGCGACGATGGCGATAACCTTTGAAGCGTATGCAAAGAATAATCTCTGCTACAAGGCTGCGCGAACCATGCCACAGGGGAGCCCGGCGGGAATCATAATTCACTCCACCGGCTGCGACAATCCGTATCTCTGGAGGTATGTTGATTCTCCGGAGATTTGCGGAAAGAATCCATATGGTACGCACTGGAACGTTCCAATGCCTATCGGGAACGGCGGCAAACCAACAAAGATATGCTGCCATGCGTTTATAGGCAAGGACAAGAGCGGGACGGTTCGTGCGGCTAAGATACTCCCCTGGACTATCTGCTGCTGGAACTGCGGCGATGGCTCAAAGGGCAGCTACAACTACAACCCGGCGTACATACAGATAGAAGTCTGCGAGGACGCGCTGAACGACCGCACCTACTTTGAGGAGGCCTTCGGACTTGCCGCCGACCTCTGCAAGCGGCTCATGAAGAACTACCCGACCATAAAGCCGGAAAACATCATCAGCCACAAGGAGGCTTGCGCCCGCGGCTACGCTTCCAACCACGGCGACCCGGAGCACTGGCTCGCCAGGTTCGGGAAAAATATGGACTGGTTCCGGGGGCAGGTCGCGCCGGAAAAGCAGGTCAGGATTACCGCCGAGATCTCCGTCGGGCAAAGCAAAGTAGAGCGTTACCGCCAGGCACTCCAGGCGCTTGGCTGCTCCGTGAAAACTGAATAATGGCTATCCCCGGGGCGCTGGCTCCGGGGATTTTTCGTTTTTCACAATAATTCGGGGATTTTTCGGGGATAAAAATTAAGAAACCGCATTGCAATGCGGTTTCTTAAATATATGGTGGAGATGGGGGGATTCGAACCCCTGACCTCTTACATGCGAAGCAAGCGCTCTCCCAGCTGAGCTACACCCCCATATAACGATTAAATTATATCACAATCAGATGAGAAAATCAAGTAGTCTGAGGAAATTTTTAGCGCCTGAAGTGAAAAAACTGTAGCTGGAAAAAGCTGTTTAATGACTATGGATAAAATGCAAAATTGAAATTTAATAAGTGATTTTTTAACGGCATTTAGGCGGTCAATTTAAGAATTATCTTAAAATTTTACCTAATATATGATAAGATTAAGTAAAATATTGTTCTGTACTGTGCGATATTGCACAAAGAAAACGCGTTGAAATTATCTAAAATTTATATTGAAATATCACAAACTTTACTGTATAATAATATATGACAGAAATATTTTGTCCCTGCTTTATTATTTACTAACTTAATGGAGGTTAACCC